CGGCCTTCGACATCGCGAACCGCGATGGGAGCTGCGCGAGGTCGCCGGACAGATACGCCTTCGTTCGGCGATCCGTCCTGCGCGTGTTCCAGAGCTTCGCGCCAGCGCCGCGCGACCTGACGTACAGCCGAAGCGGCTGCGACGCGACGGCGATCGCGTTCAGCCGAGCCGCGGCATAGACCCAAGACGAGCAGTAGCGCACCGCCGCCTGATGGCTGAAGTCGGGACGCTTCACGTCCCGGCCGAGGAAGGTCATTCCGCTCGCGCTGGTGAACTTCGGCGGCACGTCGTCGGTGAACGCCGCCTTGGTGAATGCCGCCTTGAGTCGTTGGATCAGCGTCATATGGCTCTCGTCAGGAACGGCTTCCGCGCGCGCCTTGCGTGGACGGCGAGCGCGAGCGCGCACACTCCGTCATCGTGTCCCGCCGTCGCCTCGTACGAGACGTGCTTCCCCGAGTATCGGTATCCGAAGCCCTCCAGTTCCGAGCGCAGCCACCCGTCTGGGAACCGAATCTCCATCGTCTGCACCGCGATCTGGAGTCCTTCCATCAACTGCTGCTTCGACTGCGAAGTGAACTTGAAGCCATCGACGCGACGGCAGACGCGCTTCAAGTCCTCCACGATCGGGTCGCCGACGCCCGTCGAGTCGATCTGCGCGGGCGCGTCGCGGATGATCTTCGCCAGCTTCTCGCGCGTGAGCGCCCACGGTCCCTGCCATCGGTCGAGCATCGCGACCGCGCCGTCCGCGTCGAGTCCGACGATGACCGTGAAGTCCTGGCTCTTCGCGAGGTCGACGCCGTAGACCTCGGCGGGTCGCGTCGAGAGCGGCCCGATGCACTGGCGCAGCGCGTCGAGTCCGAACGGATTGCCGCCGTCCTCGGCGGGCACTCCCTCGTACTCCTGCGCGAAGACTTCCGGCGGCAGCGACCGCCGCGCCGCCTCGACCTCGTTCGGGTCAATGTGCGGGTTTTGGCGCGTTCCGATGCGAAAGGCACGCATCGTGCCAGTCGTGTCACCTTCCGCCTCCGTGAACAGGCGGTGGAAGTCGCCCGTCCCCTTCGGCGTGCCGAGGAAGAGCGCACTGCCCTTGCGGTCGGCGAGGGTCGGCCGCGCCGCGTTGCGCCACCATTCGAGGAGGTGCGGGACGAACCCGGCCTCGTCCACCACGATCAGGTCGTAGTCGCGGCCACGTCCGGCGTCCACGTCCTCAAGCGACCAGAAGTCGATGACGCCGCCTGTCTTGACTTCGATCCGCTTCTCGACGCGATCCATGCGCGCGGTCACGGGCGCGAGCGCGCGCTCGATGTCGCGCATGGGGTCGGCGAGGTACTTGTAGGTCGGCGCGAACCAGCCGACCTTGCGTCGGTTGATGGCGGCGCGCTGCGCCTTGACCTTGCCGTAGGTGGTCTTGCCCCAGCGGCGTCCGATCTCAAGGACGCTGAACCGAGCGAGCGCCGCATCGACCGTCAACTGCGACGGATGCAGGATCGAGGACAGCGGCTTGAGTTGCACCCTCATGCGTCATGCTGCACCTTCGGCGGCAGTTCCTCGATGGTGATGACCTCCTCGCGGACAACGGCGTCGGTCTTGTCCCGCTGGCCGAGGTACTGCTTGCCGAGCCAGATCAGGAGCGGGACGCTGCCGTTCATGGCAAGGTCGACCTGCCTCCCGCGCAATTGCTCCGCGAGTCGGTTTCTGCCACGGGCGACCTCTGCGGAAAAATTATCACTGACCGTATCTCGGTTCACGCCAAGAATCCCTGCAATTTCCTCGATGGTGCAGCCGCGTGCGGCAAGTTCCTCGACCGAATTTTTCCGCAATTCGGCCTTCGGTCTGCCACGCTTTCTGGGCTCAGGCTTCCGTCGTCTTGCCATTGATCTGGCTCCTGATCTGTGCCGCGACCTCGGCGGCAAGGTGCGCTGGCGTCAGCCCGCCGTCCACCCACCAGTCCTCGAACGGACGAAGCTCGCCGTCGATTGCCACGCACACGTCCGGCGCGACCAGTTCGTACCCGGCGTCGCGTAGGATTCCACGCATGGCCGACCTGATCGCGGCGTTGCCCCGGTACAGGTCGTGCTCGACCGTGATGCAGTCGAACCGGACCGCGTCGAGCGGAAGCGCGCAGAGCGTCTTAAGCGTCAGGCTCGGCGGCTCAAGGTCGAGCGACAGGTATCCGATGCGACCGTCCTTCGCGAAGTCGTGGATGATCGCCCTCCAGTCCTGCGCGAAGAAGTCTCCGTAGACCGCGTGCGCCTTGCGCCCGGCGCGGAGCGCGTCGGCGTGCTCGATGTCGCAGAGGATGCCGCTCCACCCGGCGTCCTCAAGCGCCTTCGTATTGCTGATGCTGACAGGCTCGCCAGCGCCGATGTCGAGGTACGTCTTCCTCCGCGCGACCATGAGCGCGAAGGCGTCCTGTCCCGCCTGACTGTTCGATGTGATTCGCATCCGTGTTGTCTCCTACTGCGCGACGAGCGCCAGTTCCTCTTCCGTGAGCGACACCGACCACCCGACGCCGTCTGGGTCCCTGCTAGTCAGGTGCGCGATGTAGATGCCGTCTTCGTGATGATCGACACCGGCGACATCGACCTCGACTCCATGGTAGGTCTTCGGGTGCGGCGGGTTGACGGAGAACGCGCTGTCCATCACACGATCTCCCTGTAGCGGACGAACGATCCGGCCTTTGCCACGATCGCGCTGCCGCCGACCTCGCTCGCGAACCTCGCGATCAGAGTCGCGTCCGCGTTCGCGCGGATGACGCCCTCGATGATCGCGAGGTTGTTGCCAGTGCTCGCGCTCGTCGCGCTGGACGCGGCGGGCGAATCGAACGCCTGCACGTTCGCGTTCCTCGTCGTTGAAGTCGTGGTCAGCGAGTATTCGCTCATGTAGGAGCAGGTCGCCGCCGTTCCAGCCGACGCGGTGATCGACCATCGAGAACCCGTGGTAGTCGCGGCGGCGGTATAGAAGCACACGAACCTGAACTCGTAGAACTTCGTGTTCGTGATCGCGAACGACAGGCCCGTCACGTCGGCGATCGTGTTGGCGACGGCGTTGTTGTTGGTGATGTCCGAGGCCAGCACGACGATGCTGAAGCCGCTGTCCGCCGCGCCAGCGATCTGGTTGATGCTCGACTTGACCGTGCCCGCGCTCGACAGGACGTACCAGCCAGCCTCGTCGGTGTAGACGAGCGTCTCGCCAGTCGCGAGCGCGAGCTTGCAGAGGATGCGCGTCCCGACCTTGACGGTGCAGGTGATGCTCGACGTGTCCTCGTTGTAGACGTTGACGTAGTCGACGCCGCGCGTGTAGGTCGCGGCGGGCGCGGGCACGATGTTGACGGCGCTGGTGTTGTTCGTGTCCGTCGACGTGAACCCGGGCGACAGTTCGCCAGCCTTGGTGTCGCGCCACGACGCGTACGAGCGCGCCTGATTGGTGGCCACGGTCGCGGCCAGTTCGATCGTCAGGTTGGTCGAGGAGTCGAGGAAGATCATTGGTCAGATTCCGATGTAGGCGACGCGCTTGGCCTCGTCAATGCTGATTCCGCCGCCGCCGCTCGGCGTCGCCCACGACACGTCGCCGCTTCCGTTGGTGGTCAAGACTTGTCCGCTTGTGCCGTCGCCTGTCGGCAGGTCGAAGCCTCCCGCCGATCCCTCGATGCGAACGCGCGTCGCCGCCTTCGCGATCAGCTTCCCGTCGCCCGCCTCGATCGTGCCGTCCGTCGTGTCGTGGCTGATCCTGACGAAGTCGTTCGCACTGGCCGTGCCAAACGCGTAGACGTACAGCGTCGGGTTCGCGTGCGCGGTCGATGGCCTGCGGTTGCTGTTTCCCTGCCCGTTCTGCGAGACGAGAGCGACCGACCCGGCGTTGTTCGTTCCGTCGATGAACGGCGCGAGATACCACGTCCCTTTTGTTCCAGTTCCGCTTGAGTAGTACGAGATGAAGCCGCCGCTGTTTCCGAAGTCGGCGGTCTTTCCCGCGGCGATTCCCACGTTGTTTAGGAACTGGACGCCGCTGTTCGTGTTCAGCCCCCCGCTGCTGTTGATCGTCCCGATCTGCGTGTAGAAGGCGCTCGTCGTGAGGTCGAAGTAGATGCCGTTGACGTTGCCCGTGAGCGGAGCGGGAAGGAAGTCGATCCGCCCGTTCGTGTCGTTGCGGATGAACTCGCCGTTCGGCGTGAACGTCAGTCGGTTCGCCTTCACGTCCACGCCCGTCGCGTCCAGCGTCGTGGCGGTGACCGACACCGTGTCGGCAGAGTCGTCGATGGTGACAGAGGTTCCGTTGCCAGCGACGAGCACGTCGCCGAGATACAGCGGGTTGACGCCTGTGTTGATGCTGAACGACTGCGGTGCCGTCATGCCAGTAGGGCCGACCGCGACCGAATCGCCGCCTGTCGCGAGCGTCGCCGTCGCCGTGCCCGCGTTGAACGCGAACGCCGCGCTGGTGGTCAGCGCGCCAGACGCGCGGTAGTAGACCTGACCGTCGCTGCCCGGCGCGATGAACTCTAGGGCGTTGATCGAGGTGTTGATCGAGAGCGGCGACGTGACGCTGATCTCATTCGGTGACTGCGTCACACCAGACGAGTTGCCGAGAAGCCGAGCGTTCGCGATGTTCTCGATCTTCGCAAGCGTCACCGCATCGTCCGCGATCCCAGCCGTCGCGACCTGCCCGAATCCAAGCGACGTGCCGCTTCGGCGAAGGACGTGGCCATCCGTGGCGGCCGCGATGTCCGCTGGGTTGCCCGTGCTGTTCGCGCTCCTTCCGATCACGGACAGCGCCGCGCTCTCGCGCAGCTTGTCGTCGGTCACGGCGTCCGTGTCGATCGTCCACGTCGCGCCGCTGCCGCTCACGAAGATGTCGCCCTTGTCGCCGTCGCTCACGCCGCCCGACGCGCTGCCCGGTTCCCACTGCTGGAGCGAGTCGTTCCAAACGAGCGCCTGCCCCGCTGTCGGCGCGGTCGCCGCCACAGTTCGGCCGCGCAGCCCGTCGACGGTGGGATTCGGATACGACCCGGCAAGGTCGCCGCCCGCCGATCCTGTCGGAATGCTCGTCACGCCGCTGATCGTGACGGTCGGCGTCACGGGCGACACCGTCACCGAGTTCACCACGGGCGAGATTGTCAGGTTGACGTTGCTCATCGCGTGACTTCGGGAAGCACCACGAACCCGCCGCGCACGGGCGAGATGACGACGGGAGGACTCGACGCATCGTAGAACTCGATGTCCCACACGCCCGTCGACGGCGCGGCGAGCGCCGCCGTGGCGGTCGATGACAGCGTGACCACCGCGGTAGACGCGGTCGCGCCCGGCGTGAACACGATACCCGCCGCCGGTGAACTCGTCATCGAGAAGATCGTCGCCGTCGACTCAAAGGTTTCGCGTCCATGCACCCGCGCCTGATACCCCGTGAGGTCCGCGGCGTAGGTGATGGTGAGCGTCTCCGTCTGGCCTTGCTTGATCGTCCAGTCGTACTCAGCCATCGGAGTCCTCCACGAAGCTCGGCGGCACGCAGTACCAGCCTTCTGGGATCGACACGCGGTTCTCCGAGAGACGCCATTCCTTCGACGCGGGATCGACCGCGTAGACCCTGGCCTCAGTCCTTGGGCCGATCCTGATCGGACTCGCCTCCGGGACCAAGATGGTTCTGGTGCAGCCAGTCGCGGATGCGACCGCCAGCGCGGCGAAGAGCGCCGTGATCGCGAGGCGAATCCACTGCGCGATCTCCTCGCTCGACAAGCGAGACGAGCCACCTGACGAGCGCGCCGACGATGCCCTCGACGATCGAACGCATTCGGCCTCCAGACTAAGACGCGTCATCCTGCTTCTCCTCCAGCCGCCTGCGCAGGAACCGAATCTCCTCGGCGGCCGCAGCAAGTTCGTTCTTGATGTCGTGCCAGAAGCTGAACATCGGGCTGTCGGAAAGCAACTGGAGACGGTCGACCCTGTCGGCCGCCTTCATCAGTCGGTCCTGATACGCCTCCGACGCGCGCGCCCAGCCCGTGTCGCTCACTTCGCACCCGCCTGCTCGCTGCTCACGCCGTTGTCCCGCGCGAAGATCAGTCCGAGTCCCGCGACGATCGCGGCGACGAGCGCCGCGTAGTCGGGTTCGGTCGCTGGATTGCCGTCGAAGATCGCCTGAAGCAGCGAGCCTCCGGCCACAAGGATTGCTCCGATTCCCGCGACAGTGGTCTTGTACGAACCCTTCATCTTGTCAGTCCTTTCGTCGTAGTCGTGTCCGATCAACGCTCGGCCCTGTCCATCCGCCGCTCAAGCGCCTCGATGCGCCGCCTGATCGCCCCGATGGCCGACCGCTCGGCCGCCGCGGAGATCGCCGTAGAAGCCTGCGCCGACGCGAGGTCGGCGACGGCTCCCGACAGCGCCTCCATGTCCGCGCGCGCGCGGTCGAGCTGCTCGCCCTTCACGCCGAGCGAGTAGATGACCGCGCCGAATCCGACCAGCATTGAGACGATCTGGCCGATGCCGACCATCGTCGCGACGGGCCGCGGCGGCCTGCGGTCCTGCTGCTGTTCCTTTTTCGTCTCGTCCATCGTGTCTGTCATCGGACCCGCCGCGCGCGTCCTTCAATCCTCGTCGTCCTCGCCGTCGTCCTCTTCCTCGTCATCGTCAGGGTCGTCCATCTCCTCGACCTTGGCAGCGACCCAGCGCATCAGGCCGACGACCGTCAGCCCGTTCCCGAGCGACGTCTGGTAGACGGTCGTCTTTCGTCGGCGCTGCTTCGTCCACACGACCATGATCGCGTCCGCGCCGACGACCTCGACGGCCTCGCGGCACAGGCGCGCCATCTCCGCGGCCTCGATGTCCTCGGCGCTCGGCGGCTTGACCTTGCGGTCGACCTTCGGCGGCTTCGGTTCGTCCGTCTCGCTCATTTCGCGGCCTCCAGCGAGAAGGTGGGGACGTAGTTCCCGCGCGTCTTGCCGGGCGGGACGTGAAGCCTGATGCCGACAGTCAGCCACCACGCGCCGATCGACTGCGGCATGAACCCCTTCTCGACCGCCCATCCGCTGCCCGACGTGGTGTCCTCCTTGTAGCCGGGCGAACGAATGTGGACCTGCTCGTCGCGGGTGATCGTGTTCGACTGCGTGAACCGCTGGCGGGCGATCGACAGGTAGAACTCGGTGTGGGTGTGGCCGCTCCAGACGATGTCGGCGTCGGGATATGAGATCGCCATTCGGTTCGTCTGGATGACGCCGCGCGTCACGGGCGCGCTGCCGCCGAAACCGTGGTGGTACGCGATGACCACTGACCCCGAGTCGCGGCCGCAGTGCGTGAGCTGGAGCCTGATGTAGCCCGCGTATCTGCCGAGGTTGAGGAGCGGCGCGTGCGGCTTGAGCCGCGCGTAGAGCTGCTGCGTCAAGTCGAAGTCGTTGTGCTTGGCGACCGCCGTCTCATGGTTGCCGGGCGACATATGCAGCCAGCGCGGCGCGAACCGCCTGTACCGATCGTGAGCCACGTCGACCAGTCGGTTCATGTACGGGCCGTGCTGGTACTCTGGCCGCAGGTGCTCGCGGTCGGCGCGCTTGTCGTAGCGCCCGTTCATGCAGTCGAAGAGGTCGCCGATGTCGCAGATCAGCGCGTCGCGCTTCTCGGCCTCGACAAGATGCCGCATCTCCATGTCCTGATCCGCGGCGGTTGAGTCGTGGTGCGCGTCGGATCGCAGCAGGAAGACGCGCGTCGCGTCGAACTTGTCGATCGCGAACTTGCATACCGTGACGTTGGGAGTCGATCCCGTCGTATCCGCTTCCATGCCATGCACATCGGCTCGGACCTCCGACAGGATCGGCGCTTGGCAAAAAGCGAACCGCCGCGGCTGGCGGCGCGGCGGTTCGCCAAAGGGGATAGTCGGTCAGACGATTCTAGTCACGGACAGAAGCCCGCGCAAGAGGCCGAACAGGATGGCAAGTCCCAGCCCCGCCGAGACGGTGTCGGCGCTTCCGATCGCCAGCCCGACGAGCATGAGGAGGACGCCGAGTCCGGCGAGGATCAAGGTGATGGTCTTCAGCATCAGAGTAGAGGCTCCTTCGGGTCCATGCCTTGCAGGCGGCAGATCGTTTTGTCCGCGTACTCGACGGCGTTTTTCAGCGATCGGTTCTGCTCGGCGTGCTCGACCGCGTCGCGCATCACCGTGTCGAACAGGGATACGAGGGTCTTGATTCGGGCGGCGGTAAGCCTCACCGTCTCGTCGTCCGGCAGGTGGTTCGCCATCGCGAGGAGCTGGTCCATCTCGTCGCGCGCGTCGTGAATGGTGGATTCGGTGTCGCTCATGCCGCACCTCCATCGTCTCGCGGAGATGCCGCGTCTTCCAAGTTCTTGACAAGGTCTTTCGCCGCGCTTGCCGTGTACGACTCGTCGCGGTCGGTCAGTACGCCCCCCATCGTGACCGTGTCGGCGACGATAGAGACGGGGATGCGCACGGCGGCAACGCCAGCGCGAAGCAACGATTCAGCAAAGTTCAGCATGACTTGTTTCCTTCCTTGAAGTTTGCCCACACGCACACGCGCTGCGCGCGCCCGCTCGAGCCGTCGCGCGTCTGACCGTTCGCGGCGATCAGGCCGAGCCTACGAAGGTCGCTGCACCGCTTCCACGCGGTCGGAATGCCCGCCTTGAGCGCGGCCTCCTCGTCCGTCAGCCCGGCAGCGCCCGCCGCCTCGTAGACCTTGGCGAGCCGCGCCACCTGACCCCGCGCGTCGAGCGCCTCGGCCGCGCGGTGGCTTGTCGCGGGATCGGAATGGCGGGCGCGCGTTGCGGCCGCGAACAGGTCGAGATGCGCGAACGGCGCTCCGCTCGACCTCATCATCGCGTCGTGGGTAAACCTCATGTCAGCACCCCGATTCCGAATCCGACCGCGAAGAGCGCGATCGCCCAGCCGACCATCGAGAAGACAAGAAGTCTCTTCACGAACCGCTCGTCTCCGAAACTGAACTCACTCTGCTCCATTTGGTGTCTCCTGGCGCTCCTGCGCCACAACGTGGAACCTGACAGAGGGATCAAACGCGAACCGAATCCTCGCCTTGAGGTTCCGCCGCGTCGTCCCTCCCTTCGCGTCCGTGCCGTGGATGGAACGGCAGTAGACGTAGCCTAGATGCTTCCCGTCCTGCGTGAGCTGCATGGCGTCGCCCGGGCGCATGGCGCGGAACACGCCGCCGATCTTCTCGGGGTCAAACTGCATCGGTCCTCCTGATGGTGAGGGTGACGCCGACAGGCTCGGACTTCTCAAACGTCACGGGGAGATGAGTCACGCCAGAATCGTCCGCGAGAAGCCGCGCGTCAACCAGCCCGTCGAATGCGGCCTTGAGCGACGCTAGCAGGTTGTCCCTGTCGCGTCGTCGGTCCTGCTTGAATCGGAAGTGGGCCTGTATCTCGGCGGACTTCCATGCGGCCGGGTGCGGCGCGTGCGCGGCCCATCGCGCCGTCTCGCGGTAGAACTTCGTGGCCTTGGCCTTGGTGCGCCAGTGGACGCGGGCGTTCGGCTTGAGCGATTCGGGCGGGAGCGGAAGGTAGATGGTTACGGTCACGGCTTCTCGCCTCCGGCGCGCATGGACCACGACTGGTTGAACGCCTCGCTCTCGTCGCGAATCTCGGCGACGCACGCGGCGTACCCGGCGATGTCGGTCATGTTGTCGCGCTTCGGAGCGTGCTGCTCGCGCGCGACCTTGTCGAGCACCATGACGAGTCCCCAGTCGGAGGGCGTGAGCGGCTCGCGGAGCTTGTGCGAGAAGAGCGCGTTGATCGCGCCGACCGTGCGGGCGAAGTGATCGCGCGGCGAGCCGTATGACGCGCCGCGCTCGCGCGTGGCTTGGATGGCGTCGAGCAGGAGGCGTTCGCGTTCGGTCATTGCTTCCGCTCCTTGGCCTCATAGGCCGCGATCCTCTCACCGATCCACTCCATGCAGTTCACGGCCATGCTGTTGCCGAGCGCCTTGTAGCGTGGGCCGTCCGGGCATTGATCGGCGGGCTTCTTGCGCCACGGGATCAGCGTGTAGTCGTCGGGGAACGCCTGTAGCCGCTCGCACTCGCGCGGGGTGAGGCGGCGCACGGTCATCGGCAACGAAAGCGAGACTCCTTGCCCCATCATATGCGTTGTGACTGTCGGGCCGTTCTCCACTTCCTCGCCCATGCTGCGGCTGTTCGGTGGAGCCTTGGGAATGAATCCAATCGCGTGGGCAACAGGAATGATCGGCGTCCCCCTCCCCGTGCCGTCCTCGCTTGCGTCGAAGCCCTCGCCGCGCAGGGCGTGGGCGACGGCTGGCGGCGATGGAATCCCGAGTCCGCTCCCGACCTTGACGGCGGGCGACACCTCAGGCTGCTGGTTCACGCCGTGCGAGCCGTCTGTGCTGTAGAAGCCGTGGGCCTGCATCACCGTCGGCCCCGATGCGTTGACGCTGCTGCCGGGCGTTCCCATCGTTGCAGCGACATCGCCCGTGATCGCGTGGTTGTACATGTCCGTGCCGATGGCAACGGCCTGCCGATTGTTTCCTCCACCGCCCCCCTCAAGCGTGCATGCGACTTCCTCCTGTGCGCCCATGCTTCGCGCTGCTGCGGATTGACCGGGCTTGAACGCCACCGCGTGCGTGTCCCGCTCCCCCGTGTCGAAGGCGTTCAGCGTGTTCGCCTGCTCCGCCTCGACCCATGACTCGTCGTCCGTCGTGGACTGCGCGAGCTTGGACTTGCGGAAGGGGACGGGCTGCATCACGAACCGCTGCTGGTTCGATCCGCGGCTCTCGCGCGCCGAGTCAAGCGTGCCCATGCAGTCGGACACGCGCGGTTCGCCGTTGCTGACGGTGACGGCGACCGCCAAGTTCTCCGACCCGCCGCCGATGTCGCCGCCCGCCGCGCGGATCGGCACGGCGATCAGGTGTTCGGCTGCGGCGTTCTGCGCGCGCTGCGCGGAAATGCGGCAGTCGATCGCGCCGACGATGTCAGCGACCATCGTGAATCCATCTGCGCGGCTGTAATCGTGCACCGTGGTTTCGATGCATGGCGCTACATCGTGACTTGTGATGCGCCCTGAGCCAGCGCCATCCGAAGCATCGGCGGCAGCGCCTTCCCCCTTCGCTCGGCGCGGCGCAGAATCCCGCTGCACGCTTTCGCGCTCAAAGAGTACTGCGGCGGGAGCGCGCGCGTTTCCAAGACATCCGACAACGAACACACGCCGCCTGCGCTGCGGGACGGCGCGGGGATGCCGTTGTGTTCGCACCCATTGAGCGTCCAGCACCCTGTAGGCCCACCCATACCCCAGTTCCCCCAGCGCCCCGAGGAAGGAACCAAAATCCCTTCCTCCGTTGCTTGACAGGACACCGGGGACATTTTCCCACACAACCCATCGAGGCCGTAAACGCCGAGCGATTTCAAGGTAGGTAAGCATGAGTCCTCCGCGAGGGTCGCTGAGTCCCTTGCGGAGTCCTGCAACGCTGAAGCTCTGACATGGGGTGCCTCCGACGAGGAGGTCGATGTCTCCGGGCTGAAGAGGCCAAGCTGCATGGTTCGTCATGTCTCCGAGATTGGGGACTTGGGGGTAGTGGTGCGCGAGTACGGCGGACGGGAACGGCTCGATCTCGCTGAACGCAACGGGCGTCCAGCCGAGCGGATGCCAGGCGACGGTGGCGGCTTCGATTCCCGAGCAGACGGAGAGGTATCTCATGGCTTCCGCTTCTTGAGGCTCATCAGCACCGCGCAGACGTGCTGCGTCGTGCAGATCACGGAGTCCTTCGCATCCACAGACCTGCTCACCTGCTTGTCGCCGAACTCGACCAGCAACCACGGACCGTCCTCGTAGTCGATCAGCACGACCGTCCGAGCCTTGTCGAGGCTGATCGCGACTGGCTGGCCGTCGTTGTCAAGTCCGCAAAGGAACATCATGCCGCACCTCCGTTGAAGCCGTTTGGTTCGATCCACGAGCCTGCCTCCGTCCACCTCACCTCGGTCGGCGCGGCAAGAGACTTAAAGTCCTCGTGGACATAGACCCAACCGATGAAAATGGTGCGAAGGGTGAACCTGTTCCTGTACCTAATCGCCCACCTACGAACGATCTCCTTCGCGTGGTAGGTCTCGACCAGCGTCGCCGTCGATACGGGGATGTAGCCGCTCGCCCTGTATTCGGATGCTCGATTGCGTGGAACGAGGTAGGTCGGACTGATCTTTCCGACCTTGCGCCATTCACCATCGCGGGAACCACCAACAAACTGCACCGTGATCGGATCCTCCAGCATGGATTCGTATCTCGGAGTTGGCGAGAACGACAACTGAGGCCGTTCAATGCAACGCATTGCCGCCCGCCATCCATCTTGGTCGATGTCACGGATCGCCGGTTTGTTTGGACGCGGGATGACGGGCATCCACTTGGTCGAGACGATCCGATCGCGCAGATATGCAGGGTCGATCATGCCGCACCTCCATTCTGCACACGACCATCGGTCGCGTGCGGCGCGTCGAAGCAGTCCCAGCCAAGCACCTTGGCGTAACCCTCGGGATTCAATGATGGAACGTAGTAGTCCGCTCCCAATCGTGACTTCAACTCGCACAGTTCCCGCCGCGCCTCGTCGCGCTCGGCGTTGGCCCTCGCGAGATCGGCGCGAAGCGTGGCGTTGGTCAGCCATGCCTCCGCAACCTCGGCGGTGCGCTGCGCGAGGTCGGCGCGGAGGCGCTTGTTTGTGGCTTCGAGATCGTCGCGCATTTGACGAAACGCAACAAGGTGGCGATTGAGGCGCTCATTCGTTGTCTCGCTCATCGCTGCCCCTCCTTCCCCTGCTCGATGGCGTCGAGAAGCGCAATTGTCTTCTTATCAAGGTCGCGCTTCCATTCATCGGGCGTGTGTGGACTGTGGCAAAGATGCTGAAACACTTCGACCACCCACGACCTGAGTGGGATCGAAGCAAACTCGTCAGCGTTGCTTTGGGGCTTGAGCGCGGCGAGCTCGGCTGCGAGCGCGGCGTTCACCGCGTTCAGGCTCACGAGGTTCGCGTCGGCCTTCAGCGCGTCGATCTCGGCAAGCGCCGCACGAATCGCCGCTGCGAACTCCTCCATGTACTCCGGCCCCCATCGAACTCCAGACTTCGACTCAAGATCGAACAAAGCCAACTCGATAATTTCGCGATGCTGCTCGGTCATGCCATGCTCCTTCCGCCGCTCATGCGGCTTTCCGTGACTTCTTGCACTTGACGTACCGCGCGTGCGCCGGAGGCTGCACGCGCGTCATGTGCCACTTCCTCATCTCCGCGATCCACCTGATCGCCTGCCGTTCAAACTGGTCGCGCGGCTCCACGCGACGAGCGATCGTGTCAAGGCCGAGCCTGACGCTGATCGAATATGACGGCTTGTAGCGGCGCTTCTCGACGGGTACACGGCTCATGCCTGTCCTCCGTTCCTCCGCGCGCGGGAGGGACTTGCGTCCCCCCCGCTGCGCGGCGCGACTGGCAAGCAGCAGTTCGCCTCCGCGTCGTGCGGCTGTCGCTGCGGCGATGATAGCACCGCGACCGTCCTCCGCATCCATGCGATCGCCGCAAGTTCGTCCTCGGTGGTCGGCGCGTAGGCCGACGCGATCGCGTCGAACCCGCGCCGGACACGAAGCGAGAGGCTCGGGCGACGTGCTTTCTTGCTGGTCAGCTTGCGTGTCACTTGATGTTGATCCTCGTACCGCGCTCCATGAGCGACGCGAAGTCGAGCGCCTCGCCCGCCTCAAGCCGATCGCGGATCACGTCGGTGTTGGCCTTGACGATGGTTTCGGTCGTGACCGCCCAGCCGGGCAGGTCTTCGACGCCGACGCGCAGGTCGAGTTTCGCCTTGCCGCCGACCTTCGCGAGCGAGACGGTGTAGCGCGTCGTCTGCACCTTGGGCAGCGACTTCGCCTCCCATGTGTGGCGCAGTCGTTCGCGCAGCGCCGCGGCCGCGTTCTCGTCAATGCGCGCCCGCTCGGCGAGTCGCTTGGCCTCGGCCTTTCGCACCTCGGCCCTGGCCTCGATCTCGGAGATGAGACGGCAGTAACGGTCCACCTTGTCGGCGAGGTTCGTCTCGATCTCCGCAAACCATTCGTTCAGCGCGGCCTCGGTGTTCGGCGTGATCTCGCCGCCAGCCTCCGCGAGGAGCGCGTCGAGCGACTCCATGTCCCGTGTGATGTCGAGCAGTGTCTGGCTCATGCTGCACATCCTTCCATCATTCGACGCTGGGCGTTCATAATCGCCGCGACGAATCTGGTCGCCTCGGACGCGTGGGTTTCGTTGATCTGGATTCGCGCCAGATCGCTGCGCTCCTTGTCGAACACGCGCAAGCCGCGTGCAAGCGTGTCCTCGGTGTGGATGGACCTGACACTTCCATTCTCGACCTGTCGGACGAGAGCGCGAGACGCCTGTGTCATTGCGTTGATGTCGAAGTTCACCAAGGCCTTGTACTGACCGATCACGAAGTCCGCGTCGCATCCTGCGAGAATGCTGATGGACGCGGCGAGCTTCATCGGAGCGGCAGAGTAGTAGCGACGATGCGTCGGACAGGCGACCATCAGGTCTTGCACGATCTCCCGGAGCCGTCCGTCCGTCCACTGCCTGACTTGCGCCGCGCTCGGCTTCTGGTTGCTGATCGCGTACACGGTCGCCAGCCGAAGCACTTCCGCGATGGGCTTCGTGTCGTCAATAAGATCAGCCATCGACCTCTTGACCCCGATGTCAATCACCTGATACGCGTCGGCGGGAATCCCGTAGACCGCCACGGTCGTGAACGGCACGCCGGACTTGACGCACGCGAGCAATCGGTGATGGCCATCGCGAAGATGGCCGTCGACATCGACACCGATCCCCTGGCTGGTAACGCGAATCTCGTCTCGCGTCATGCACCCGGCGAGGTAGTCGACCCAGTAGTCGCGAATCCGCCTGTTGCCGATGCTGGTCTTCAGCAGTTCGTCGGCAAGTTCCGGCGTGACCTCGATGATTGTTGCGCGTGGGGTAGAAACGGCAAACCTTGTCTTGAAATATTGATGTACCTGCTGCACTTCGCATCCTCCTTCGTGTGTTACCAGTTCGCGTTCGCGCGCCACCAGCGCGCGACTCCGCAGTCCTGCTGGCGAAGCCACTTCTTCGCCCTCCAGATCGGGTTGTACCGCTTGACCGCCTCGGCGACGATCGCCTCGTACTCGGCCTGTGTGGTTGAATCGCGCAGGTCGTGGCCTTCGCGGTCTGTGACGAGATGCAGCCGGACCTCCGCGTCCTTGCAGACCTCGACCTCGATCCAGAGGTGGTCGGCTGGTGCGCCCGTTTCCGGCTCGGTCGTGCAACGCATGGTCGCGACGCGGAGATAGTGGCTGATCTCCTCGGTGTCGTGGAACTCAACGATGTAGGTGGCGGATTCGCTCACGCGCCACCTCCAACCTTCGACGCGGCGAGCGCGCTCCGCAGCTCGCGGTCGATGCGGCGCGCCTGCGCCGCGGTCCACGCGTGGCCGCATCGGCTGGCGACCGACTCCCATCGGGCGTGCAGGTCTTCCGCGACGGCGACCGCCTTGGCGACGTCGAGCGTGTGAGGACGGGCCGAACCGCGGACGAGTCCGAGGGTAAAACGCAGGTTGAGGATCGACTTCATGGCTGCTCGCTTTCTGCCGCTCCTTGCGGCGATGAGGTGAAGATAGCAACTCCATCGGCCACCGCAAGCCGATTCCCCGATATTTCGCCAAGATTCCCGTAGATTCTAGTTATTTGCCGCCTTCCGTTCGGCATCCGTTCGGAAACCGCCTAGGATCGCGTCTGCGGCGTCGGGCGGTCGAACCCTCCCGACACCCTGCCGCGAGGCTATGGCGGCTCACGCGGGCACGGCGACGGGCAGGATGCCGCGCGCGGCGAGTCCTCGCACCCCGTACGTCTTCCACCAGTCTCGCGCGGGCATGGGTCGGAGCGGCCGCGTCGGGTCGTCCCGCCACTCGCCGCGATCGTCGCGCACCTGCTCGTAGTAGCCGCCCTCGGTCGGCGCTGCGCGGACCCTGTCGCCGAGGATGTCGGCGACGGCGAGGAACCACGGGTGAGGCCACTGCTCCGGCTGGGCGGGCGGGCGCGGCGCTCCCCAGACGACGAGCGCGTCGACGATCTCGCCAACCTCTAGCGGGTTCGCGGTCAGCACCGCGCGGCGATCGCGCTCGCGCTCCTCGCGGATCGAAGCCCACTCCTCGGCGCGGCGCGCTTCCTTCAGCTGCGCCTCGCGCGCGAGCTTCTCGCGGTCGACCAGCACCACGCGCCGCGGCTCGGGCTCGGCCTCGTAGAACCGCATGAAGCGGCCGGTGATGAACCGCGACTTCTTGCCGCCGTTGTTCACGGCGTACTGGTTGAGCGCCGACATCGCGCGCGCGAAGTCAAGACCCTGGCACTGCGCCATCCACAGGCGCGTGATCTCGGGATCGTCGTCTCCCGCGCCGAACAGCGCGTTCACCCTCGATCTCAACTGTGCGAGTTCGTCCTTCGTCATGCTGCTGCTCCTTTCGCGGCGCTCCTGCGCCACAACTGCGATACGCATCCGTATCGCTTCCTGTCAGAAAGCGTTACGAATGCTGATATATATATAGATTCGGAGTCGATGTGCTGTCTCACCGACCGGACACGCGCTGCGCGTGGAAACCACTTGTGGTGGTTGGGGGGTTTTAGGGGGGAAGGATTCACGCTGTCAAGGGGGAAAAGACGGCCGATTTCCGATTATGCAGAGGATCGGTGGATATGCAAAGGCGGCGACGGCCAACGCAGCCGCCGCCGCCCGAGTCGAATCCGAGATCATCGTCCACAGTCGCGCTCGCGCGCGCGGTAGGCGATGAGCAGCCGCAGCGCGCGGCGCGCCAGTTCGAACCGCGTCAGCGGCTCGATGCCCTCCCAGCGCACCTCCCGCCGGAGGACCGTGCGGCCCGAGCAGCCGACCGCGCGCCCGAGCGCGCGGCGGCTTGGCCGCAGGTGGTTCGGCATCAGGTCGAGCGTGATGCCGACCTCTGCCAGCCGCCGCACCTCCAGCGAGAGCTGCACGTCGGCGCGGATGATCCGGGCGATGCGGATCGCCTCGTCAAGGTCGACCGGGTGGAAGATTTCCGGGTCTTCCTGCTCGATGTCGAGGAGCGACCGCATCGCGTGGACCGATGCCTCGTCCACCCGCTCATCCATGACCCACCTCCGCGATGCGGTCGATGACCCGCTTGCCAGCGCTGTTCGTCGTGTAGGCCGCCTCCATCGCCACCTTGAAGGCCAGGTTCGCTTCGATCGACTCGGCCAACGTGGCGTCGATGACCGCGTACGGCCGCTCGTCGCCTTCCACGTCGACGCGATGCACGGCACCCTTCGGCGTCGTCACCTTGGCGATCCGAGTCTTGGCGGCGGTGAGCAGCACGGTCGACGGTGCCTTCGGCGTCGGCGCGTCCGATCCGCCGTCGATCGGAATCTCGACGGGCGCGGCTGGCGGCGTCGGCACGGGCGACAGGAGCCGCTCCGTGTCCGCGCGGCGATCCTCGCGCGTCGGCGCTGCCGGGAGCGCCTTGCGCGGCGGCGGCGGCGGCGCGTCCTCCGTGATCTCCGTCTCCCCGTGGGCCTCGACGTACACGGGCGCGGCCCCGAGCGCGTCGGGGCAGTGGGTCTTGTAGCCCGCGCTGATGCACCGCGCGAACAGCATGGCGCGCGTGTACTTCCGCCAGTTGTCGCCGCTCAGGCCCGCGCGCTTCGCGTCCTCGACGCTGAACGAGGACGACCCGATCTTCTCGCCGCCGCCGAAGAAGTCGATGGTGCAGACGGTGTCGTCGGAAACGACCACGCGGTAGTCGTACTTGCCGCTCCGCTTGATCGCCGCCGCCATGAGGTTCGAGGACAAGACGGCCTTGCCCTTGATGATGTGCAGCCCGCTCATCGCATCGAAATCCCCGATGCCAAGTCCGCGGCCGATGATGATCTTGGTCGCGGCCGCCGCCTCCGACTGGATGTCGGGGAAAATTCCTGACGCGCGGAAAAT